TATCGGGGGCTGGCTTGATCTACGCGGGTGTTCGGCTCTAACCTCGCTGACAATTCCCGAAGGCATGTCTATCGGGGGCGGGCTTTATCTGAGTGGGTGCGATAAACTCCGACGAGAAACGATCCCGACATGGTTGATCTCGAAGGGTATTTTTGACTGAACGCCGCCCGCGTTTGCGGGCCGCGCACTTCAAACAAGAAAGGAAAGTCTGAAGTCAATGCTACGCGGCGGCGCGGCCTCGTGCTCCGAGCCGCCGCGAAATCTCAAAGTTATTTTGCAGGAACGTCCGGGCCTTTTGGCTCGCACGGAGAAGCACCGAGAAAGGAAATCTCCTGAAAGTCGAGGATGTCCAACGGCGGCGGGTGGTTCTGATGTGGGCCAAAACACGGGGCCACCCGTCTAACTCAAAAGGAAAGAGAGGAACCAAAATGAAACTTACAGAAGCAGAAAAACTGGCGAAAAAGGCCGAGAAGAAAGAGACGGCAAAGAGGGCGATTGAAAATACTCCGACCACAAAGCCCGACGGCGTGAAGAAAAAGAAGGGGCCGGTCATGTTGGCCCCGCCTGAATTTCTCAAAACGCTCGCGGTTGATTTCGAGTCCATCGCGCTCGCGCTCAGAAAGCAGGAATTTACTCAACGCCAATTCGATGCGATTTTAAGTCTGCAAAAGAAAGTGCTGAGTATCATTACAAAGGCGTGGGGCGCAGCCTTGCGTCGAAACGCCCGATCCGCTGCCGCGCTCGAAAAGAAAGAGGCGCGGCTCAAGAAGTTGGCCGATGAAGTTGCAAAACTCAAAAACGCGACGCGCTGTAAAATCGGAGTCGTCTAAGGAGAGGCAAGCATGACAATAGTAGGAACATCGGACGCGGAAAACCAAGTCGCTGACTTGGCGAGAATCGAACCAATTGAGGAAGGCCCGGCCCTTCCTTCACTACTAACCGAAGATTACGTCGGGAAATTCGAGAAAGGAATTCAGGTTTACAAGCGATTTCAGGCCGCGTGTTTTCGGCTGACACACGAAAGCGACTGGATCAATCAGGGCAAGTCGTTTTGCCTCCAATCGTCGGGCGCGGAGAAACTTATGAACCCGCTCGGAATCAATTGCGAGAAGCCCCACCTTTACCGCGATGACAAGGTAGATGACGCCGGAAGTCCTTATTACATTTACTGGTGTGAGGGCTTTGTGGAATCAAAGGCTCTGGGACGGCGGGGGTGGTACGTGGGATGCTGCGATTCCAAAGACCAATTTTTCAATGCCCGCCCCAAGTGGAATCCTTTCACCGGAGAAGGCGACGTGAAGAAAGCTGCGTATTCCAACTGGATCGTCAATGCCGTAACCCGCATCGCGGGCGTGCGCAATCCATGTCCTGAGATTCTTGCCGCCGCCGGATTGAACCCCGACAAGATCGGCAAGATTGACTACTCGGCGAAAAGCAAAACGCTTGAGAGCCAAGGCGACGTGATTTCCGAAGCTCAAGCGAAACGGCTTTACGCGATTGCGAAGGGATCGGGAATCAGCGACGATGATCTTCGTACCAAGGTCAAAGAGGTTGCGGGGGTTGACCACACCCGCGAGATTCAGAGGAAACATTACGAGGCTCTTTGCACTTGGGCGGAGGGCAAGGAATAATGAACGCTGCTGATCTGATTCAACAAATCGAAATGAGGAGACGCGAGGCTCTGACCGCCCGCGTCTCCGCTTATCCACGCTCACACCCGATAGCCTCCGACCTCGGCGAGTGCGAGCGCGAAATGGTTCTTGCAATCCAGAATTGGAAAGACCGTCCATTACCCGATAGCGAACTAAAGGCCCGTTTCGAGCGGGGAAACTTAATCGAAAATGCCGTAGTCCGTGAACTGGCAGACTTGGGCTTTACGGTGCGCGTGGAGCGGACACCGTTTGAATTGAAGGATAAGGTGGGGCGTATCGTTGTGCGCGGGCGCGTGGACGGGTTTATTTCTGTTGACCGCAAGGACTTCCCTTTCGAGGTTAAGAGTCTGAATCCGAACATCTTTGCGCGGATTGAAACCGCCGATGACTTCAACAAATTCCATTGGGCGGCGAAATATCCGCGTCAACTCCAGACCTATCTTTATGGCAACAACTTAGAGGAAGGGCTGTTTCTGCTTGATGACTGTTTGGGGCATTGGAAGCTCATTCCGGTTAGTCTCGATTTTGAGGCGATGGAAAAGATTTTGAAACGATGTGAAAACTCCGTTGCCCATATTGCCGAAGGAACATTGCCCGACTTCCACAAAGACCCGTCGGTTTGTTTCCGGTGTTGGGCCTTCGGGCGAGCCTGTAATCCCCCGATCAATACCGGCGCGGGGGCAAGCGTGATCGAAGATGCCGATCTGCAAGCAGACCTTGACCGTTTCGGTGAACTTAGGGAGACGGGCAAGGAATATAATTCCCTTGATGGAAAACTCAAGAAACGCTTCCGGGGCATTGAGTCTGCGTTATGTGGCGACTGGATAGTCCGGGGTGAACAGGGGACAAAAACTTTCAAGGCACAAGAGGCGCACACTATTGAAACGTGGAGCGTGAAGTTTGAGCGGCTTGCTGTGGAGGCGGAGAAAAAAGAAGTCGCGGTTTAATCGGCAAGGCGCTTTGGGTTTTGGAGGAGTGGGAGAAAATCAAGGTTTGAAAGGGCTTCAAAATGAAACATGAGCGAACAGAGATGGAAATTTTTCAGGAGCTTCTTTTGTATGATTCTAAGAAGGAAGATGCGTGGTGGCTTGACGACTGGCTTAAGCAAAGGATTCGTTCCCTAATCGACTCTGCACGGTGTCCAGATTGTAATAGTCTTGCGCGAGAAGATAAGCCTATCTATTCAAAAGCAGGAAACTATATCCTAGAGCGTCTTTCAATCTGCGCGTTTTGTGGTTGTATTCTCATGCGAACAGACTACAGGGCGTCGCTGCGAGAAACAATTAAGGCTGGAGATGTCCGAGTAAAAGATTTGGAGATTTTGAAATCCGAGACTTTTGATGAACTGAAGACTTGAACGGGCTTCAAAGTATGGGGCTGCGGTCTGGTCGCACCAGACAAGCGCGAGAGAATGGCTCGTAGTGAAATGGTTCGTCACCGGCCAGCCCCACTTAACTTCGGCGCTTCATGCGCCACGATCTTTGAGTTTGCCAGCGACCGGTTCGGCGGGAACGAACCTGCGGGACTGAACGGCGGTCTCGCAACGGGAAACGCCTAGTAGAATGGTAAGCGACATTCCAGCGAAAGCGAAATTGTCGTGATAGATAGGAGTTCCGTTAATGGTCGCATCGTGTCGGTGAGAATCCGGCGTCGCTGGCAAAAATACGATCTTTGAGTTTGCCGGCGATAGTTCTCAAGACCCGCTCGTTGTGGACAGGAAGGGCTGCTACCGGGTGTCCGCAAGGCCACAAGACGGAAAGTGGTCGAAACGCGAAATCAGCCGACGGGCCGCAGCTTACCAGAGCTGACAAGGCGGGTTTCGCTGGCAAAAAGTTGAGGCGCTTACGGCACGTGAAGCCGTTGACAGGGTCGAGGGATGAAACGAGTGAGAAGCTAGCGTCTCACGGAAACGCCGCTCGACCCCGCGCCTCCAAAGTTGGGCGGCTGTGGTTGCGGGAAACCGCTTGAGTGGGCCTTCGGGCCGTTGCACAGAATAAAGAAAAGGAGAAGGGAAAATGAGACAAGTATTCAAGTATGCGTTTCCTATTCGAGATGAGTTTGAAATAGGTATGCCCGGTGGGGCGAAGATTGTTTTAGTTGAGTCTCAGATCGGTTCCGGCCCCTGCATCTGGGCGCTTGTTGACGTGAATGAGCAACCTAAACTTCGTAAATTTGTCTTGCGCGGGACAGGTCATCCGATTCCGGGCGCAGTCAATCACGTCGCCTCGTTTCAGGCCCCGCCTTTCGTATGGCACTTATTCGAGAAGGTGATTACAACCGCCCAAAACTGAAAGGAGAAAAGACGAAATTGAAAACTCGCAAGATTAAAAAAGTGAGGCACTGGGTAATCGTGCGCGGGGACGGAAAAACGGTTGAGACAAGAACAAATCAGCCGAGTAAAGACATGGCCGTCGAAGACTTTATCAAGCACGCCAATACGTTCTATGCCATAATTTATCACTGTGCGCCACCGACGACATGGGATTATTTCTACCAGCGGGGTTATCGCTGCGTTCCTATGATCGTCGAGATTCCGACGAATCAAGGAGAGTAATATGCAAAAGCTTCGTTGCGCGTTCAAGGTTGTTGATAACCTCTTGCTGATGAAAGTAGTGGAACAACCGGATAGCTTTCCACTGCGGGGTGTTTTTGGATCGGGTGATTTTTTATTGGAGCGTGGTAATGACCCCAATCACCGGATGACCTATCTTTGGGCTAGGGGCACTAACAAAACCAGCCTCCTTGGTTTTCGGACGGGGGCTTGCGATTGCAAGTCTAGAGAAGAAGCGGAACGATTCTGTTTGGGATTCAAGGCTTTAATCCACGCCTACAACAAGTCGCGGCAAAACGAATCGCCGCTTTTTGAATTGGACGACTGGGAGGTCGCGGAATGAAACCGAAACCAAAGAAAAACTGTCTGCGCGTTGCAACCGACAAGGGAGTTGTGATCGCCAGAGGACTCAAGGAGGTGTGAGGATGAGCGATTACTTGCTTGAGACAATAATGGACGGCAAGGATATTCTTCGGGCGATTGAGGACGCAGATTCTGCGCAACTATCCTTTTCCAGAACTGGGAGGTGGCCCCAAGACCTTAGCGTTGCGGCGCATCAACTATTAAAAGAGCGTCTCGACGAAATGGAGAAAGGAAAGAGCGATGACTGAACTTGAGAAGACGAGCAACGATCAACTCACGGTGTATGCCTTAAAGCATGTTGGCTTTCAACCAGTCACCCGCGAGTGCGTTTCGGAGTTTTTGCGTCGTCTTACCGCGTCGGAAAAGCAACTGGCCGACTGTCAGGCACGGCTCGATGGACTGTATGAGAAGGGAAGTGAGTTGCTTTCTGTTATTGAGAACGGAAATTCGCCGGAAGTTGTTGATTTGTATCTTGCAACATTTGAAACCGCCCTCGCCGCAGTCAAGGCTGAGGAGAAAGAGAAATGACCCCGGAACTGTGGGCGAAGATTAACCGGCTGAAAGAAATTGTTTCTCATATTTCGGGCAATGACGGGGCGTCCCCGCGAGAGAAGCATCTGGCAGCATTGTTACAAGGACTGCTGGACGCGGTCGAGGCGGCGGAAACCTTTGCTAAAAGCAGCGCAGCATTTATGTCTGCTGATATTGAAGCAGACGAGTGGGAGAACTGCCGAGCCGAATTTGAAGTCGCATTCTACGCCGCAATCGAAAAACTTGGAGGAGAGAAATGAAGCCGAAAAAACAGTGGTTCATCTATCTTGAAGAAATGCCGGACGCGCTAGTATGTAGGACAAACGCTGATTCTCGTAAAGATTGCATAAAAAGATTCCTACGAGAATGGACGCCGACTGGCGAACTTTGGGCTTGGAAATATGCCGTGGAAAGCGGTTATCGCTGCCGCCGCTTCACGCTGACCCCCGACCCGCCGAAGAAAGGAAAGAAGAAATGAACGATGATTCCGTAAAACTGTTTGCTGCGGCGATGGTCTTGTTCGCAGAAGTATCCGCCATGAATGCCGAGAACGAACAGCGCAAGCATCTCGGATCGGCAATGGCATATAACGATTCGCGGTACACTGAGACCCTAAAGCGATTTACAACCTCGTTGAAGAAAGAGAAATGTCCGAAGAACTAACTGGCCCAAAACTTGACCTTGCTGTGGCGCGGGCAATGGGAACCTTGCCACCAGAGGAATGCGATGGCGAATTTGAATGGTATGGGGATGAACGCGAAAGCCGTTTCGGGTACCAATGCGACAAGTGCGAAAAGTTTTATGCGGCTGATTCTAGCGACGAACCAATGATTCACGCAAAGCTCCCTTGCAAAAAGTATTCTACCGCCCTCGCGCTCCTGAAGGAGATGCTTGATTGGTTACGAGCACAAGCAACCGAGCAAAAGACCGCGTTGATTATCGTTGGCTCGGAAAAGGAGTGGGGGATTGCGTTTGTCTGCGACACTAAGATTCCCGCGCTAGAGATGCTTTCAAGTGGCAGTCCGGGAATCCAAGCTGCTGTTGCGCTGGCTGTTGACGCGGCGGGGGAAAGAAAGAGCGGGCACAATAGAAAAATATGAAATCCGACTCCGCATTCATGGCTATTGGTGGTGTCCAAAATGCGGAAAGAAGGTTCGTGGGGTTTTAAGTTTGCAGGGCGCTCGGCTTTGTGCAAAGTGCCAACGGCAAACGCAGAGATGGAGGTAGAAAAATATGGGACGATTCTCAGGCGGCGGTAGTTATGACCACTCAATTAAACGGATGTCTTGGGGTGATTTCCGCATTTACTGGACAGTTGACTTCTACTATTCGGGGAGCCGCATGAGATTCCCTCGCGTTTTTTACCGGGACACAAATAAAGCTGGCGCGAAGCGGTTTGCCAAAAAATGGGGCTGCAATTCCCCAGAAGACCCAAGGAGCGCGAGGCCGTGATTGAGGCGAGGAAGTCAAGATGAAAGACGCCCTGAAATTCTTCCTCTGCCTTTTCGCCCTGATCGTGACGGGCCTTGTCGGGTTGGTTGTTTGGATCGTCCAGGAGATTCAAGACCTTTTGAAAGGAGATTGAAGATGAACCTCGACTCAGCAGCCTTTTCATTCGCACCCATCGGATTTCAGAGAATCGCAGAGGCGGGGGTTCCCAAGGCCATCACCGGCCCTCAGACTTCGCTCATCGGCTTCAATGTGAAGTATCGCGGCTACTTCACCCCACGCGGGCAGTGCGCCGCCGCCTTCGCCTGTCGGATTTTCCATTTAGCCGACCGCCCCTACCTCTTCGGCCTCGCCCGAAACGCCCTGCTCTTGCCCTTGGCTCACACCAAAATCTCAGGGGTCATGGAATCAATGGTGCCCCCGGCGCTGAATTTCTTTACGCTGACCGACTCCGACTGTCTTGATGCTCAGTCCTTCTACCTTGCGGCTCTGCGAACCGCTCAGACGGTCATCGGCAAGCTTGACCCCAAACAAGAGGTTGCGGCCAAGGCGGCTGTTTCGTATCTGGCCTTGCATAAAAGCGAGCTCCTCAAGGCCGACGCCCGCTTTACCAATCGGCTGCTCTTTGCCGCCGTCGCCCTCTGGGACTCCGCGATTCTTGACATGGCTTTGGAGATGCAAATGGCAAGCGGAGCTCTCGAACCCGACACTGACTATCATGCCACCTGCATGAACCTTTTGTTTGACGCGGTTCAACTCGGTGCTCCTTCTGGGGACACCAAGGAAGCCCTTATCGCCGCCGCCGCGTGGCTCTACGCCAAGGTCAAGCCAACGGGCGAGTTCGACAGGAGCGATGACACAAGGACGGCGGGGAGCGAAACGATCTTCGATGAGATCAAGGTATTCAACCCGATCAATCCTTGGCGTGCGCTGGTCTATTCCTATGCTTTCTTGAAGGACATTTCGCCCGACTCGGCAAGGGACATAGCCGACGCAGCCGAGAGAGTCTGGAAATTCTACGGGGCGAGGGATATGAGATGAGTTTCGAGCGTGTGCTCCTCGAATTCGCGCAGCGACCGCCGGGCGGGAATATGGAGGTGATGGATTTAGCGGCAAGGCTCCTCAGAAGGCCCTAATGACCGCGAAGGAAAGGAGAGAGCCTGCGGGAATATAAATAATCATAGCTAGGTGACGCGGCGCGGCGCTTCGCGTGGCATCGCCGGGTACTGCAAAGCATAGCACAGCCAAATTTCAAAAAGGAGAGACAGATGCCGACTCAGAAAGCAGAAGTTTCAATCAAGGGAATCACCCCGCTTCTCATGTGCGCGTATCCAGCAGTACAAATTGAGGGAATGAACAAGCGCCAGGTAAAAGAGCAGGCTGAATATGTGGCCTATCGGACGCCGAAAGAAAAACAGTTTTATGTTCCCTCGGCCAATGTTCAACGCGCTCTTATTAGTGGCGCGACCTATTGCAAAGGCAAGGGCCGAGGGAGTTTGCAAAAGGTGGTGGCGGCTTGCGTCTTTGTCACGCCCGCCGACTTGATCTTAGACAATCAGACGCCGGAAATTGATTCCCGCACGGTTGTCAATCACAATGTCGGCAAGGGCGTCCGGGTTATGGCCCATCGCTATCGGTTCGATTCGTGGGCATTGAGTTTCTTCGTGGAATGGGACGATGTGCTTTTGAGCGAGGAGCAGATTCGGCATGTCGTGGACGAGACTTTTAACCGCTGTGGGATTATGGCCTTCCGCCCGGAGTGTAAGGGATCGTTTGGGAGAGCGGTTGTAACACTTTGGAAGGTTTAACGTAGCATTGCTCCGCGTAGTTTGGCATCGCGTAGCTTCGCTTTGTCCGGCGGGGCGCTGCGTTGCACTGTATAGCATAGCACAGATTCTTTCAAATATGGGAGGCTTAAATGACCGCTCTTGAATTTCTTACCCTCTGCGATGCTGGTTTTGAACCGGCCCTCCACCGGCTCGGCTATCTGAGCAACCAAGGGATTGTCATGCGGATTCATACCGCCGAGCGAACCGCCGCCGAAAAGCGCGACGATCCGGCCCCCTGGACGGCGGCAGACAAGGCCACCGCTTCGATCCTAGACATGATCGCCCGTAGGTTCGGGGCAAGACACGTCACGGGCGAGGTTGTGGCAAAATACAGGCAATTGGTGAAGCGGCGCGTGGCGTGGAAGAGGCGGGGGGAGAAACCAGAATCCTTTCGGGGCGAAGGGCCGAAGACCCCGGCGTTGGAGGTTCGCTGTGGGAGCCACTAACCAACGGAGCCTTCATAGTCAGCTTGTCCGTTCGGTCTGCGCGTATCTCTCAATCAAGAGAATCCCTTTCAGTGTCACGGATTCGGGGGCGCACCTTGCCCCCGATGGTTCGCGGCGCAGGTCTCAGGCGACGGCGGGCTGGCCTGATATTACCGCCGTGCTACCGCCGTGTGGTCTTTTTCTGGGCCTTGAGATCAAGACCGGGAAAGGAGCGTTGGGCACCGAGCAGAGGCGGATGAGGGATGCTATTCGCGCTGCCGGGGGGCTTTACGTGGAGGTTCGGAGTCTGGAGGACGTGATCGGGGCGGTGGAGGGTGTTAAAGAAAATTCTTGACTTCGCCGCGAAATCTATTAAGACTTTCTAACAGGCTTTTAGAGGGAGGCTCGCCGCAGATGGAAACTCTTCTTTCGTCCGCCGAGATCAAGCGCACGGCCATTGCGCGGGGTTTGGACTCTGGCCGCAAGCTCAGCAAAGAAACGGGTGTCAATGTTGCTACGTGCCACCAAATACTCAATGATGATCCGTCCCTCAATGAACAGACGTTAAAGAGGTTTACTGATTTCTTTCTTATGGGGGCGGTGAAATGAGAGTGATACAACTGGATTTTCTACTCTCTCTTGAAAGGGTATAACGACAATGGACGCCCCAGCGTATCAGTGGTATCCGAAGGATTGGCTTGCGAGCGGCACGCGCCACGAAATGTCTCTTGTTGCGCGTGCGATTTACCGTGATCTACTCGATCAGTTCTGGACTTACCCGATGTCAAGGGGATTGCCAACCAATCGTTCAACGATTCGTTCAATGATTGGTTGTACCGAATCCGAGCTTGCTGAAGCATGGCCGACCATTGAACAGCATTTTGATCGAAGGACTATTGACGGGGCGGAGTATTACTTCAACGACCGCCTACAAAAGCAAAAAGAAGCACAGGCGGAGCGCAGAAGTCGAAGAGAATCAGCGTCGAGGGCTGGAGTTCTGGCTCGCCAACAGAGGATTGCTGAGAGAGAAAACGATAACGATCCGTCTAACCAATCGTCTAACCAATCGTCTAACCAATCGTCTAACGATTGGTCGTGCTCTTCTTCTTCATCTTCTTCTTCATCTTCTTCTTCATCTTCAAAGAAAGAAAAAGAACCCCCTACCCCCACAAAAAAAACACAACAAAAAAACAAAGAAAAAACCAACAAACTACCCCACAAATACCGACACCCAGAAGCCGTCAACCTTGGAACACTCTATGCTGACCTCAGAGCAACCCGCGACGGGGGAACTCACGGCTCCCAAGCTGTCGCCCTTTTCTTTGCCGGGGTCATGGACACCATCCTCGACGACACCGGGCTTGGACAGGTCAACCTGCTGCTCGAGTACTTGGCAGACCCCGCCGCTGACCCGGACTGGGCTTTCGGGCTTGGGAATATGAAGCGCGGATACACCCACGCCCTTATCCGCCAGAAGTCAACGCTTATCCAGAAAGCGCAAAAGTGGCGGGCGGGCAACGGGCAGAAGGATGCCCAGAAAAAGACGGCCCCGCCTATGAAGACGCCAACGCCGGAAGAAATTGCCCTGTGGGATGCCGAAGACGCGAAGGAGCGTGAAGAAACACAGGCTTGGCTTGCCGAGCGCGAGGCTGAGGAAGCGCAACGACGAAGGCCGTGCCCGACAGCGACCGAACTGGCAGACGCTGCCGATAAACGCGACGCAGAACTCGCCGCCGCAGAAATCAAACAACCCGAAGTCACAAGGGCCGAGACGGAGCAATTCCTTAAAGGCCATAGAAGTGTAGGCCCGATATGACTGCTGTTCAATCTTGCAAACATTGCGGAATGCCAAAGCGCGAAGCCTGTCTGCTCGATGCCCCTATCGAAGCCCTCGAATGGAGGGAGCGTTGGAACTGGCGAACCGCCTTCCTGGAACTCGCGCACCTGTCAGCCGAAGATGCTCTTGTCGAGCGGGCAAAAATAATCCAGAAGCGAAGCACGGACTCCAGTGGCGTTTCTATTTCCTTTCGCCCTACCTGTCTCAATATCGCCCGTGAATCCATCTATTGCCCGACTACCCGTGCCTGTCCAAACATGGTGGCGCGACTCCAGCAAGACCACGTCGCCGCCGTGGGAGAATCTATCCGGCAAGACTCGACCCCCACGGGTCATCGCTATCTGCAAGCCGCCCGCGAAGCGCAGAATCAATTTCCACCGGCAACCCGTACGGCTCTTTCAACGATCAAAACCAGAGTCATGTCTGAGTGGCTTGGGCCGATCCTGAAAAACCCGAAACATGAAGGCTCCCCGTGTTTTATTTACGGCGGGAAAGGAACGGGAAAATCATTTCTTTGCCTTGGCGTCCGACAGCACTGTGAAAAACATCACGTCACTGTCGCCTATTACGAGGGTGAGATGCTTCTGAAAAAACTTGCGGCCTCGAATGACCCTGCAAGCGATGAATCAGAAAACGAAATCCTTGATCGGCTCTACCTTGCCGATCTCTTGATTCTTGACGACGCGGATAAAATCAATCGGACACCCTACAAGTCCACTACTTTTTACAACCTCATAAACTTGCGATATGAAAATCTCAAGCCCGTCCTGCTGGCCTGTAATGCCTCGCTAGACCAAATCGCGGCATGGGGCGATCCCTGGGACGCGGTGGCGGATAGATTCAAAAGCGGGCCGCAGATTTATTTCGGGCATAACTCGCTTAGGACGTGGGATAAAAAAGAAAACAAGGCTGCGCTTGATTCCCAAAAAACAGGAGAGGCAAAAACAAAATGAGCTGCTCCCAGTTCAATTACATGCCTGACATCGTCCTCACATTTTGCGCGGCGCTCAATGAGCCGCTCGCACACAAACCCCGCGTCACCTACCTTGACGGAATTTGCAAATCCTGCCAGCACTGGAGGGGCCGCGAAGGGGCCGGGGCGAACTCCTCGAAGTTCAAGTCCTCGTGCCTGCTTAAATCAGAAGAGGCGGCGGGTTTGGGCAGGCCGCTTTGGGTTGATACGCGCTGGGATGAAAGTTGTGAGCAGTGGGAAAAGCGGCGGGATTGAAACATAAAACCGGTGCGGCGGGTGAAAGAAAAAAAAGAAAGCGATGTGATAGCCAAGTGAATAATTCAAACGGCGACTATAAATCGTTTCTTGAGCGCAAAACCCAAGTCGGGGCCGAACATGGATTCGAGCCGACATTCATGCCCGATCTGCTTTTCCCGTTTCAGAAAGCCCTTGTCGAATGGGCGACGCGCAAAGGCCGCTCTGCGATATTTGCTGACTGTGGGCTTGGGAAAACTTTAATTCAACTCACTTGGGCTGAAAATGTGGCTAGGAAAACGGGAAAGCCTGTTTTGATTCTTGCGCCGCTCGCCGTCGCTTTTCAAACAGTCCTTGAGGGACAGAAGATTGGTCTCGATGTGTTGCACCGGCGCGAAGGCCGGAAGGTGGGGGATTCTTTGATAATCACAAACTATGAGCGGCTTCACTATTTTGATAGCGCGGACTATTCTGGCGTTGTCTGCGATGAGTCGAGCATCCTCAAGAATTTTGACGGGGCAACGCGCCAAGCTGTGACCGATTTTATGCGAAAGACCCCCTATCGCCTTCTATGCACGGCAACCGCCGCACCGAATGATTACATGGAGTTGGGAACAAGCAGCGAGGCGTTGGGGGAAATGAAATACAGAGAAATGCTCGCAAGATTTTTTAATCACGACGGCGGGGAAACATCAAGGTGGAGGTTAAAAAGACACGCCGCCTTACATATTTTCTGGCGCTGGATTTGCTCGTGGGCACGAGCGATGAGAAAACCCTCTGACTTTGGATTTGAGGATGATGGATTTATTCTACCGTCGCTCACGATGCGAGAGCATATTGTAATGGCTCGCAGAAAGCCCGAAGGGATGCTCTTCGATTTGGCCGCAATAAATCTTCAAGAGCAACGCGAAGAACTGCGCCGAACACTTCCAGAGCGGTGCGAAATGGCGGCGCAACTTGCGAACGCGCACAACCGTCCCGCCGTTACATGGTGTCATCTCAACGATGAAGGCGACATGCTTGAGAAACTAATCCGTGGGAGCGTGAATGTAGAGGGCGGCGATGCTGAGGAATTCAAAGAAGAAACATTCCGGGCATTTGCAACCGGACAGGTGCGCGTTATTGTTTCCAAGCCAACGATTGCGGGATTCGGCCTCAATTGGCAGCATTGCGCCCACGAAACATTTTTCCCGTCGCACAGTTACGAGCAGTTTTACCAAGCGACGCGCAGGTGTTGGCGATTCGGACAGACCCGCGCAGTTGTCGTTGACATCATTTCAACTGAGGGACAGGCGGGGGTGTTGGCGAACATGAAGCGGAAAACGGAAGCGGCAGATAAAATGTTCGAGCGCCTTGTTGCTCTGATGATGGATGAACTCAAGATTGAGCGAACCAATATCTACACGAAGAAAGAGGAGGCCCCATCATGGCTGTGATGGAACAAACGATCACAGAGAGATATGCACTTTATTGCGGAGATTCGTGCGAAGTGTTAAAAACGCTGCCAGAGTCAAGCGTAGACATGACTCTTTTTTCTCCGCCATTTGCCGATCTCTACTGCTATAGCGATAATCCCGCAGACCTTGGGAATTGTAGGAATTACTCAGAATTCTTCGAGCACTTCGGATATATTGTCGGCGAGATTTTCCGAGTCATGAAACTTGGGCGCAACTGTGCGGTTCATTGTATAGATATTCCGGCGATGAAGGAACGCGACGGATATATTGGATTGAAGGATTTTCCGGGAGATATTATCCGGCTGTTTCAGAGCAACGGGTTCATCTATCATTCACGTCACATCATTTGGAAAGACCCGTTGATTGAGGCGACGAGGACAAAAGCACTTGGCCTTATGCACAAGCAACTCGTTAAGGATAGTGCGATTTGTCGCGCCGGACTTCCAGATTATCTTTTGACTTTTCGGAAGCCCGGAGAAAATGCAACGCCGATTTCTCACCTCGACGGATTAAAAACGTATTGTGGGAAACACGCGCCGGGAGGAGTGGGAATTGGCGCGGCACATAACATCTGGCGCGCTTATGCATCTCCTGTTTGGATGGACATTCGCCAAACAAGAACACTAAACGCAAGAGCAGGGCGCGATCCAATGGACGAAAAGCACATTTGTCCCCTTCAGCTCGACGTGATTGAGCGCGCCTGCGTCTTGTGGTCTAACCCCGGCGAGGTTGTGCTCACGCCATTCATGGGCGTCGGCTCTGAAGTTTATGGAGCGGTGATGAACGGACGGCGCGGGATTGGAATCGAATTAAAACCCTCTTACTACCATCAAGCGGTTCGCAACCTTGCCGAGATAAAACATCATGGTGAGGATGAGGACATGTTCGGGAGTCTCTGAATCCGCGCCGCCCTCGCGCAGGAGGATATGTTTGTAGGAGACCCGTAAAAAAAAGAGGAGAAAACAAAAATATATTTTACAAGCCGATATAATGACCCCATGAACCTATAGGTTGACTTTGATTTCTGAAAGGCGCAAAAGAAAAACCATGAAACTAGCAGCGACGACCAAGCCAAAGACGCCCAAGACAATCGCAGACCTTAAGCCCGCTTCCTACAATCCGCGAACCATCACGAGCGAGGCGGCGGCAGGGCTGCGAGTCTCGCTCAAAAAGTTCGGAGATATTTCAGGTTTGGTATTCAATTCACGCAGTAGGAACTTGGTCTGTGGACATCAGAGGCTCGACGCACTCAAGACGCTCTATGGCGACAGGCTGAAACTGGAGGGCGGGGCGGTCATCACACCGGCGGGCGAGCGATTTCCGGTGCGCGTGGTTGACTGGGATTTGCAGACAGAGCAGGCCGGAAATATCGCCGCGAACAATCCGCACGTCGCGGGAGAGTTTGACGAGGGGCTGGGGTCGCTGCTGGACGAACTCAAGATAGGCGACGCGGAGTTATTCGAGGCGCTGAGGTTTGAGGAACTTGTAACTTATTTTATACCGGGGGATGGCACGAGCGCCGGAAATCTTGTCAAGGACTTTTTAATCCCGCCATTTTCTATCTTTGATGCAAAGCGAAGTTATTGGAAGGCAAGACGTGCCGACTGGGATTCTTTGGGTTTTGATAGTTTGGCTGGGCGTGCGAAAAACCTTTTAAAAATAAGCAAGAAAATGTTGCAAGCATGTCCAATGCAAGGAGAGAGGACGGGAGTTTTTGACCCCACGCTATGCGAAATTGCTTATCGGTGGTTTTGTCCTCCGGGGGGTCTTATTCTTGATCCATTTGCTGGTGGGTGTGTGCGAGGAATTGTTGCGGCGAAACTCGGCTATGAATATCTCGGAATTGATTTACGCCAAGAACAAATAGATGCAAATAGAAAAGAAGCAGAACGGCTTGAGTTGGCTCCCAATTGGATGGTTGGGGATAGTCGAGATTTCGCTCGTCTGGTAGGAGAAGTCCGGGGAGATTTTATTTTTTCCTCCCCTCCATATTTTAATCGCGAACACTACTCTGACCTGAAAAACGATTTGAATAATGCCGTTGATTATGAAGCTTTCCTTGACGGGTTTTTCAGGGCAATTAAAGAGACGGTATCTGTGTTGCACGAACACCGTTTTGCATGTTTTGAGGTGGCGGAAACGCGAGACAAGTCTGGGAAGCAACTGAGTCTTGTTTCTGACACAATCCGGGGATTCGAGGTTGCGGGATGTTCGTTTTACAATCACGCCATTCACCTAAAGCCCCTCGCAAGCGCGGCGTTAAGGGCTCGTAAAATGTTTCAAACCATGAGAAAACTCGTTCCTGTGCATGAGCACGTCCTTGTTTTTGTGAAGGGCGATCCGCGAAAAGCAACAGCAGCAGTTGGGCCTGTTGAATTCGGGGCAACAGAGACAGCTACAGAATCGGACAGTTCCCCTTGACACCGCCCCCGCTCATGTAGCACCTTCGTGGCATGAAAACGAAAAAGCCCCCTGCCCCTCCACGCGGACAACCTACGATTCGCACTCCAGAAATCAAGACCATCCTCGTTTCCGCATTCGGGTCTGGATTCACCACGAACGAAGCTTGCGAAGCCGCAGGAATTTCCGTTCGCGCCTTCATGGCATGGAAGGCCAGCGATAAAACATTTCTTTCAGAATTAAAAAAATCCCGCCAACAAAGACGACTCGCCTTGCTGAACAGAATTCGGATCGCAGCGAACGACCCGAAATACTGGACGGCGGCGGCGCGACTCCTCGAGCTTGAGTTCCCTGAGCACTATGGCCCCCGCGCAAGCTTTGGGAGCGAAGACACCAATCCGTTGCAACGCGCCCTTGACCGGCTGAATCGGGAGGAGCAAGAGCGTGAGAAACGCGGGCTTGGTGGACAAGAGACAGAAAAAATTTCCGATCTGCCAGATGCTTAACCGATGCTCACCCTTGAATCCCTGATTGATTTTGCGCTGCGCTCACCGGAGTATCACCGCGAAGCCTTGATGCAGCGTCCGCTCAGGCCATTGCAAATCAGTATCGTCCGCGCAATCGAAAATCATATTCACAACCACCAAGGCCGTCCGCTCTGCATTATGACCGCCCGACAGACGGCGAAAAACGAATGCAAGGGAACTGGACAGGAACGCTGGCTGATAAAAAACGCGCGGCGTAAAGATCAGCCCCAGTGGATCGGCGCGGCCCCGACGATTGATTCGTGTCTGACCTCAATGGAGCGCCTTGAACTTCTGCTTTCCCTCGACCCCTTGGCACATGCCGCAAACGACCGCCCCCTTTGGCAATGCAGGCGCGGCGGTACACTGGACACCCGGCTCGGCGCGGCTCGTGTGAGATTTCTTTCCGAAGACACCTTTTCAAAAGGCAAGACCGCGCACGTTCTCGATGTTGACGAGGCGCAGGATTTCGATCAGGCTGTCTATGAGAAAATTTTCCGCCCGATGACAGCCGATACCGACGGCGCGACTATCTTTTCCGGCGTCGCTTCCGATGGCGATTCTATGATTGAGCAGGCGATGAAGCGCAACGAGGAGCTGGGTTTCCCTGAGAAAAACATCGTCCTGCCCGCCCCGCTGTGGATTGAATACCGCCCGCAATATCGAAGCCACTACGAGGCAGTTGTGCGCGACAAGGGCGGCGAAGATCACCCGGTTATCCAGACTCAGTATCTTCTCAAATCCGTGGCCTCGCTCGGCGGATTTCTCTCGCAGTCGGAAATCAATTCGCTGTGGGACTCTGATATTGAGTATGAGGAACGGCCTGTTGCGGGGGCATACTATGTCATCACCTATGACGTTGGGGGTGACGATGATCTTGAGCGCGTGAGCGAAGATGTGCGAGTTGAAAAGCCGTGGCAGGATTCTACTGCAATTCTTTTCTGGCGCGTCTTCTGGGACAAAAAGGTTGCGCGGTTTCCCATGATCCGGCTTGTCCATGTAGAGTGGTGGACGGGGCAAGGCATGGACAGGCAGATCAAGGACGCTGAGGGGCTGGCTTGGGCTTGGCGACCTCGTGACGGCGTTGGCGATGTGCTGGGCATTGGCGCTCAATTGGGCCGCGCCATGAAACAATACATCCCGCGCTTCGTCGAATATCGGGCAACGGCTGATAGCGTGACACAAGACCTCTGGGAATTTATGAGCATGGTCAAGACCGGGGCGCTCAAATTCTGGAAGCGGCGATATGGCAACCCGCTTGACGACGAAGTGAACCGGCAACTTGAAAAGACGCGCTACGAAATAGCCTCGCATCGCAACTGGCAATTAAAGAAATGGGGCGAGCGCGACGCGCACATTGATATTCTGAAAGCCGCGACCTTCATTCGCCACGCGCTGAAAACACCTTTTGGTTATACGGCGATTCAGGTTCGGTAGATTGAACGCCAGAAAAGAAAAGCCTTGACGTGGTTTGAACCGGGGAGTAGCTGCGGTGCTCAAGAAGTAAGAAGAGGAGTTTTCGTGGGAGTCATCACTGACCAAGTTCATCCCTTCGTAAGTGCTTGTGCGGCTCGTGATGCGCGGGCAGCTGATTTTTATTTGGGCGGTGATGCGGTTATCAAGGCTGGCGAAACCTTGAATCCACCCCCGCGACAAAATCCAGACGATCCCCAAAATACTTTTTCTTACGCGGCCTGTCATGGCTATCTCTTTCGCCACCCCGAAGAAGTTCCTCTGCATTTTTATGAGCGGGTTCAGCGGGCGACCTATCTGAATTTTGCGGCGCGGCTACTAATGTTGAAGGTTGCGGCCATATTCAAGGCCGGGGCGATCAATCGGGCTTTCTTTGTGGATAGCGATGAAAAGGCCGAAGAAAACTTTCTGGAAAACTGCAATCGCGGCGGGATGTCACTTGATAACTTCATGGCCGAGCTGGTTTTCCCGTGGCCGGAAGTCGAAGGAGGTTGCGGGATTCTTGTAGATCGTCCACCCGCGCCGATTGACCCAAAGACTGGCGAAGTGCTGCGGCCTAAGTCTCTCGCCCAGCAGCAGGAGTGGGGCCTTGCGCCATTCGTCTCATTTTTCCGTAAATCGGACATCATGGACTGGCGCGTTGACGCGAGCGGGAATCTTCTGGAACTTAAACTCCGTGAGTGGATTCCCTCGGACATCGCGCTGAATCAAGAGCGAACTGCCGAAAGTACTAAACGCATAGTGATATGGACACGCCAAGGATGGACGCGCTACGGCGTGGACGCACAGGGTCTAGAAGTGGTTGTCGCTTCACAGATTCACGGGCTGCATGAAATTCCGTTTGTCTATGTGCCTTCCCGCCGGATTGATCACATGCAGGGCGTGTCGCGGATAGCAGATGTCTGGGATTTGATATGGCGACTCTACAATCTCGAATCAGAGATTGAGGAAGATGTGCGGCTCTCGGCTGTTAGCACGGCGTGTATTTCGGGTCAGCCCGCGCCGGGGACTACACTGGCTTTCGGCTCGACGCGATTTATCGGCGTCCCGCTTGATGCGAAATTCGCGCCGACACTGCTTGAAACCAACGGCCAGCCCTATAGGATTTTGATTCAGGAGCGAAACTCTCTGCTCAAACAGCTCTTTGACTTGATGCTGGTTCGACAGGTTGGCGCGGGCGCGGATGAGACTAGCGGGGTGTCAAAGGCGTGGGACTACCTGCCCACGAATCAAGACCTTTCAACGCTGGCAGACCGCCTCGAATGGGCCGAGCAGCGAGTCCACTACTTCAGGGCCTTGTGGGAGGCCGACGGCGATACTAGGGTTGCAAGAGAACGAATGACTCAAGTATCCTACCCGAATGATTTTAATGTCCAGACGATGAGCGAGCGCGCAAACGATCTTACGTTAGTTAGTCAGGCTGTCCCCAATTCGCCGACGTATCGGGTTGAAAAGGAACGGCTGTTTGTTTATGCCGATCCTGAGTATCCGATGTTTTCCGAAGAGAAAAAACTTGCAATCGAAGCCGACTTTGATTTACGCATAAAAGCCATGAGCGAGCGGGCGAAGATTGCGCCGGTCGTTCAAGAAGATGAAAGTGGCTCTGCAGAAATGCCGGGGCCTGATACAGAGGAAATAATGGCCGAGAGTCAAGAGGCAGCGACGGCTCTGGCCTGATAACAAATTTGCGAAAGGGAGTTTTGAATCATGCCGGATGAAGACAAGGGAGCAGCGGAAACTTCCTCAACAACTACCGCAACACTGGAGCTGGGCGCTCCTGAAACTACCGTGGCAGACGGCGGCCTGACAGCCGAGCAATTGAAGGCATTAGAGCACAAACTGAAAGGACTCGGACACAAGCAAGACGCTGAAAAGGCCGCTCGAAAACTTGGCGTGAAATTTGATCCGAATCGCCATGCAAACTTTGATGATGTGTGGATTGACTATCAGGAGATGCAAAAGGGAAAAGACGTTGAAAAAGACCCTAAAAAAGAGGATCAAGCAGCACGAATCGCGGCTCTTGAAAAACAAATAGAGAAACGCGAGCAGCGTGAGGCGGAAATAACAAAGATAGCGCAGGATAAGGAAATTACAAATATCCTGCTGCGGGTTGTTTCTAAGAACGATGCCTATGAGAACGCTATAGGGTCTTATGCTCCTCAATTTGTCCGACCAACACGTCAGTTTTTAACCAATGCGAATGGCGGGATTTCTGTCAAAGTTTTGGATGATACCGGTAACTGGGCGACACCTTATGATGACGACGGGAAACCTCTTTCTGTCGAAGCCGATTTTGCGAGATGGCTCAAAGAACAACCCAATCTTGCAAAGCCCGCCGATAACGCCAGCACAGGAAGCGGCGGGGGCGGAAGTCAACAGGGCGGAGCTATCAAAACGACATTCTCAGCCCAAGACCTCCTCAAGCCCGGTGGGATTGAAAAGGCTCTCGACGCGCAGAAAGCGGCAAAAAAGTAGTCCGAAAAGTCCTTTCAGAAAAACCTGAAAGGATATTCTCATGGCTGACTTTGACATCTCGCGGTGGGCAACCATCTTCGAGGAACTGTTGTGGGGAAATACTCAGAGCGTTCTCGCCCGTTTTCGCCGAAAATATGAAGGCGATGTTTTCCCCGGAAACGTCGTCAAAATCAAGACCTACACGGCTCCCACCGTGCAGACTCTTTCGGATCGCACTGGCGACCTTACCTATTCTAACGCCGCATTCTCAACTTCTGATTTGACCGTGGATCAATTTCGCTATATCGGGGAACTTTTCTACGACATCAATCAGATGTTCTCGAATACGGCGGATGAGGCGCAGGCAATCCGCAACTATGTCAGCGCCCTGATTTCCAACACGCTGACTAATGTTCTGGCGCTTGCACAGTCGCAGGCCGGAACAACCCTGCTTGGCTCGACATACGGGGGCGGGGCGACCACGGGCATTACTCTCGTGCCTTATCAGATTCTCAGCACCAGCGATTACACCGGGGCCGGAGTGACGGGGTCACTTTACACGCTTTCGCTTTTTGCTAAGGCGAAACTAGTGCTGGACAAGTTGGATGTGCCTGATACTGGACGTATCGCAGTTGTCCCGCCTGAAGTAAGCGCGGCTGTTGTCAAGACGGCTACGATTACTGAAGCGGCAGACCCAATTCGTTCAATCGCACTTACGCGGGGGGCAATGGATGTCGTGTCGGGGTTTGATGTTTATCCAAGCAATAATCTCCCAACATCGAATTCGCTGCCATACGCGCTGTTCATGCACGAAAGCGCCGTGGACGTCGCCGGGCAGATCAAGCCGCCTGAAACTTTCCGCCATACCACGAAGTTCGGTGACGTGGCTCGAATCCTGAATGTTTTCGGGCGCAAGGCGACGCATACGACCCGCATTGTTGCGGCTCACATTGCGATTTAATCGAGTGATGTAAAAAAGATGGGGCGGGGGAGCGCATCTTTCCCGCCTCAAAATCTCCGAGGTGAAACATGGGAAAAGCAGACAAAGAAGCGACCGGCGTAAAGCCGCCAGAGGAAAAACCGCCGGAAGTCAAGCCCCCGGAAGCGAAACCGCCTGAAGCGGTTAAGGCTTGGGATGGAATCCTCCGGTTCAAAAATCAAGCCGGACAGACGATCATGCAGGATCGCCGGTTGGTTCAAAACATCGTGGCGGAGACGCTACGAATACCGCCGACGCTTACCGCAGCCGATCCAGAGACGGCGGAGTTCATTAAATCGCATCAAGAGGCTTGCACAGATAGCATGGCGGCAATTCGCAAAATGTTTGGAAAACCGTAGCAGAGGGAGAAAAAAATGAAGGGGTTTACAACTCACGGACGGCTCATGGCGTTTTTATTCGCCGCCGTCTTTTCTTTCTTCACAATTCAAACGCAAGCAGCCGAGCCGGGAGCGGATGAAGCCGCCGCCGTTGTCCTTAATCAGTATGGTTTCTGGCATGATGGGGATGGGGCGAATTTCCTCCAAGCTGTTGCTTCCGGGGCGCGGGGAGACTTCCGGCAAAACACTACGATTGACGATGTGGTAACGTCCGTTGAAGCCAATGCCGGAGCCACGCGAACCATTACTCTGACCGTCACAGACGCCGACGGAAATGCGATGACCGCTCTTGACTGGCAGACGCCGACGAGCTGGACGATCTCGGATAGCGGGTCGGGGGTTTTTAATCCCGCTTATTCAGTCGCGCCTAAGCCGACGTTTACCGACGGCGTGGCGACGGCTGATTTTGCAACGTCCGCTTCGGCGGGCAATAGCTGGCACGAAGGAGATACAATCACAATCGCCATTCCTGCGATCTATCTTTACGGGCAGCAAATGGCGGCTCCGACCGACCTCGTGTTGACACTGAGCGATGCGGGGAGTCAGGCGGGGGGAGTTGCAGTAGCCCCGACGCTAGGAGGCGTAGGATCGGGGATGGTAGATTTGACAACCGATGTCACCGGCGACCTTCCGTTTGCGAATCTCACCCAAGGCTCTGCGCGGTCGGTGCTTGGCGTGACGGGGGCTTCGACGGCTGATAACGCATCTATCGCGGCTAGCTCGGACAATCAAGTGCTGCGGCGGAGCGGTACATCAATCGGATTTGGTGCGGTCGCTCTGAATCAAAGCGCAGCGATTACCGGGGCTTTACCAATTGCAAATGGAGGAACGGGGACAACCGATTTACTATCCCTGTCAACAAGCGTGGGGAGCCAAGACGACGTGGTGGCTTCTGGAACTCTGCGCGGGGCGGCGCTCAAGATTGACGCTCAAGAATGGGGGGCCATTATCACTACTCGCGGCTCCTTTGATAGTGGCACAAGCTCAGACACCACAACGGCGGCGGCTTGCACGGGCAATTCTGAAGTTATGGTTATGCCCCTGAGCACGACACGCGCTCCTTTGGGTCGTTGGGTTGTCAGTCCCGGCGCGGGCTCTTTCGCTGTCTATTCCTTTGATGAAGCTGATGGAACCACGCCGGTGACTGAGACCGAGGCAATTGCATTCATGTATGTGATATTCGAGTAAACTTTGCGTGGACTGAGGAGCCTCAGAATATGAATGAGAAGGCCCAACAGTTCATCGCCGCCGTGCGACAGGCCGGTGACGATTTCAAAGGTCACTCGCTGCCCGACAATGAAGCACGGCTTTTGGGGCTGGGCACAAAATTTTCAACAGCGATCAAAAACTCACTTGCGCTCGTTATTTTGCGCCCAGCCTTCAAAGTTTTCCTAAAGCCGGAACCTCTCACACCTATCGAGCAGACCAAAGCGGAGCGTGTGCTAAGAGGGGACAACAATTTCAAAACCGCGATTGCGACAAGCGGGGCACGTTTGTTTTTTGATCTTCGGAGAGAAATTGAGCGAGGAGTTGCGGAAACTCACAGAAAAACATTTTTGACACGCGGCGGGAATCTCGCGCGGGCCATGAATCAACTTCCCGGAATAACAGCCACGCTGGAATTGAGCGAGGGAGAAAAAAAACAGGCGACCGAAATTCGCGGCGCGGAAGGACTGACCGTCGAACAAGGTATTTCGCTTTTTGTTGACGGTCTCCCCGCCCGAATCTATGGCGCGGTGATTGCAGAGCTGCGGCGACAGCCCAACGCAAGAGACTTGCATGAGAATGCGGGCAAAATAATTGAAGGGGCTGTGGATGCGGCAGTCAGGAACGTGGCGCGATTTGCCGAACGGCTTTATTATGCCGCCTACATTTTGGCGGGGGAACAAATAAGTCGGCATGAAGCCCCAGACCTTGAGGCCGCGACGGGATGAGTCCGCTTAATATAAGCCTATCCGTCGAGTTTGTGGATGTGGGGCCGGAAGGTCTTGTGCCGTCGCTTTTAGAAATGGCGGGGCGGGCAAGAAAAGCAGAGAAGGCGTATTCTGCGAATACTTTTGTGAGGATGGAAGGCGTAAGCGCAAGCGGGCCGTGCGCTGAATGTATGCAGTGGTTTGGGGTTTATCACGATGGAAGCGGGAAAGAAGTTCCGATGGAGCCACTCCACGATCTTTGCGTTTGTTGGAATGCGCCGCTTGGGGACATAGAACTTCTCGGTCTAGCCGATGAGTTCCC